CGCCGACAGCGGGCGGACGCAGTGGGCACCGAAGCGCACGGTGGTCACGCGGGTGAACCTCCACATGCCGGGGAACCGCGTGGCGATTGTCCGCGACTCGCAGAGCGAGTGGCACGCGGAGCACATCAAGACGCCGCCCGAGACGATGATGATGGTTCCGTTCGTCTACGAGCCGACTGACAAGAAGCCGCTCGGGGGCACGAGGATAACCAAGGACGTGCGCAGCGTCATCGATGACGTGCTGAGCGTGAGACTCGCAATCGCCGTGAGCCGCGCGTTCTACGCGATACCGATGAGGGCCGTGCTCGGGCTGACCGAGGGCATGTACAACGCGCTCAAGGACAAGCCGCAGTGGAGCATGTACATCAATCCGATGTTGCTGGCGACGATGGACAGGAACGGCCACACGCCGTCCATCACGCAGCTGCCGTCGAACCAGCCCGACGCGCTGATACGACTCGTCGAGACAGACGCGAAGCTGTTCGCCGCATCCACGGGCGTGCCGTTGCAGTCCCTCGGCATCGTGCAGGACAACCCGTCGAGCGCAGAGGCAATCGTGGAGGCGCGACGCGACCTCATCGAGGACGCGCAGAGCTTCGAGGACGAACGGCTCATCCCCGCGCTGAGGCAGATAGCGCTTCTCGTGATGATGGTCGAGTCCAACAAGGCGAGCGTGGATGACCTCGATGACATCCAGCGTTCGGTCATGCCGCACTTCAAGAATCCCGCGATGCCGTCCATCGCCGCGACCACGGACGCAGCGATGAAGATCGCAAGCGTCAATCCCGCGTTCGCACAGACGGACGTGTTCTTCGAGATGGTTGGTTTCGACCAAGCGACCATCTCCCGCGTCAACTCGCAGATGCGCATGAACCAGGCACGCGCTAACATGCAGCCGCTCCTCGCGCAGACGCGCGGCGAGGTCGTGGGCGAGACGGGCACGAACATGGACGAGCGCCACCCGACCATGCCGCCTACTGCTAGCGACGTCGAGACGGAGCAGTAGTGGTCATCTCGAAGGTCGACATCGAGGCGTACCGTACCGCGATGATGGACGTGGCGCGGCAGGCATCCGAGTACGTCATGGGCGAGCTTCGCCACAATCGCGGGCTCGAGGCGTGGCGCATCCGTGACGCGGCGATATCGGCGCTCACCGACTCCATCGGCATCCACGGCGACATGGCGCAGGCGTTAGCGGGACAGCTCTTCGATGAGGTGTGTGCCGCCGAGGGCATCAGCGCGGGCACGTTCGAGCTGTACGACGATGTGATTGACCCGACCATGCTCAAGGACAAGGTACACTACCTCACCCGTAGCGTGGTCGAGGGACGGCGCGACGTGTTCGTGGACAACTGCGGGATGCTTGCCGACATGTACACGTGGATGTGCAACCGCGAGGCTATGGTACGCAACTGCGCACGCGAGAACATGCGATACGCACGAATCCCGACTGGCCCCAACACGTGCGACTTCTGCCTCATGCTGGCTAGCCGTGGGTTCGTCTACCACAGCGCGGACAGCGCGGGCGCGTCCTCGCATCGTTCGTGTGACTGCGTGGTCATCTGTGGCGCTGGCGGCGAGTACGCACGTTCGGATACGCAGGTCGAGGGCTACGACCCCGACGCGCTCTACGACCTGTGGCAAGACCGTGTGGACGAGCGAGCCAAGGCCAACGCGGAGCGCAACGGCACGACACAGGAGGTCGAGCGGGCCAACATCATCGCCCACCTCGAGGAGGCGGCGAGCGCGGCGCACAAGAAGAACGCGAGGAAGTGGAAGCGGCGCTAGGTATGCCACCCATCCATCGCCTAAAAGTAGTGGCAGGGTGGCCGTCGCGTGGCCGTCAGACCCCCCAAAATTGGCCGTTTCTGGCCGTCGCAAATCTAAGTTGGCCGCACTTAGATATCGTAGAATGATATATTTTCGTTTATCAATCTTTCAAGTGATGCACTAAACGCTATAAATTTTCCGATTTTGGCCGTCGTTGGCCGTCGCTGAAACGGCCACTCACGGCCACCCTACGGCCAACAAAAGCGCAGTTAGAGCGGTATGTTTTAGCGTTTGGCCGTGTGGCCGTGGGTCATTTCGGCCTATCTTTATTTTTTTCGGAGAAAGAGAGAAAGAAAAAAATAAAAATAAACGCGCGCGCGAGGCCAACGGCCACGGCCAACTGACCCACCACTACTACGGCAGATGGATGGTGTGCGTCGCTAGTCAACCACTGGCGCGTAGCTCAATCGGTAGAGCGAGGGCCTGTTAAGCCCGAGGTTGTGGGTTCGAGTCCCACCGCGCCAGCTTCACGGAACGTTGGCAGAGTGGCAATGCGGCGGATTGCTAATCCGTAGGCGGCGCGAGCCGTCCGATGGTTCGAGTCCATCACGTTCCGCCATATGGAGTCCGTAGCACAACGGTTCAGTGCGCTGGGTTGTGGCCCCGGATACGAAGGTTCGACTCCTTTCGGACTCCTTCCACTTCCCGTTCGTCCAACTGGCAGGACCTCGGAGTCTGGTTCCGAAAATCGTGGTTCGAATCCACGGCGGGAAGCTCACGTGCACGAATCGTGCAAACTAACGGCGAAATTTGCCGAAATTCCGTAGTTTTCGCCGTTTCGTGCAACGGATTTTGCGCTTTCGTGCACGAAGCCAAACAGATGCGTTAGCCAAGCAGCTAGGCGGCGGACTGCAAATCCGCGTAGGTTGGTGCGACTCCAACACGCATCTCTTCCACGGGTAGATAGTGCCAGTACGGAGCTGCCATCGGGACGCTCCCGAGTGCGTGCACATCCTAGGCGACACGCAACCCCGTGGTTCGACTCCACGGCTACCCACTCGATGAATCAACCGTCCATCACCACATGGGCGGTTTTTTCATACCCACGCATCGCGGCGAGCGGTCAATCGCCGTACCGACACGCGCTAGGGCGCGGGATAAGGAGGCCGAGTATGGCCGACAGCACGGACACTCCGATCGCGGAGGAAAGCACCGAAAGCACGACCTCACAGACTGCATCCGCGGAGCAGTCTGGCAGCGGCGAGACGCCGAAGACGTTCACGCAGGAGCAGGTCAACCGCATGATTCAGGAGAGAATCGCCCGAGTCAAGCGCGAGGAACCCGCCGACTACGCGGAGCTCAAGGCGAAGGCCGCAAGACTCGATGAAATCGAGGAAGCGAACAAGAGCGACTTGCAGAAGGCCACGGACGCGGCTGCCAAGGCGAAGGCCACGGCGGACGAGTGGAAGGCCAAGTTCGAGGCGCTCGAAGCGGAGCAGGCGCGGATGGCAAGCGTTCAGGCGATGGCCGCGCAGTACAAGGTCGATGCGGGAACCCTCTCACGTATGACTGGCGACGTGGAGGACAACGCGAAGTACCTCGCCGACATCGAGGCCAAGCGACCGAAGTTCGGCTCCATGAGCGACGGCGGGGAGAAGCAGTCCTCAGCGAAGACGGTTGACGAGATGCTCAAGGGCGTCAAGTCCACCGCAGAGCGCATCCGCATCCGCGAGCAATGGAACGCAGAGCACGGCAACAAGTAAACCGAGAGTTAGGAGCCAACAGTGGCAATCACTCCCAACACCATTACCTCTCAGAACACGATCAACGCGACGTTCTCCGAGTATATCTCCAAGTATCAGGAGGACTACGACCGCTTCGAGGAGATGGTCGGTACCTTCCCGCCCGTTGTAGCCAAGGCGGGTGAGCAGCTCTTCAAGTACGTCGTGACCGGCGAGCTCACCGACCAGGCAATCGACCCCGGCACCGTCTTCTATCAGAAGACCAAGGACACCGACATCGTCACCGGCAAGAAGTACTACACCAAGAGCGGCGACACCTACTCCGAGGTCGCATCCCCGGCAAAGGCCGACCTCAAGAACTACTACGTCGCGCTCGTCAGCGCGGGCAGCTCCGCAGGCCGCACCTACGTCGAGGGCGACGAGGTTTCGCTGTCCGAGTTCAAGCTGGACAAGGTTCTCATCGGCGAGACCAACTTCTTCCCGTACCGTTGGCGCGTCACCGCTCAGGCGCTTCAGCGCGGCGGATTCCGCAATGCCTTCGGTCGTTTCGTCGACCAGGGCTACAAGCAGCTCCGCGCCGACACCGTGTCCGACATCTTCAACTGGATTAACCTCTTCACCAACGCCACCGTCGCGTCTCCCGCGAGCGGTTCCACGTGGAACCTTCAGCAGCTCGTCGCCCACAGCGAGGAGACCCTGCTCAACACCCTCGAGACCCACCGCGAGAACGACACCGACATCATCCACTTCATGAACCGTTCGGACGTCTACAACCATCTCGCCGATGCCGATATCACCATGCAGACGCTCTTCGGCATGACCTATCTCGAGAGGTTCCTCGGCGTTGATAAGGTGTTCCTCTCCAACCGCATTACCCCGGGCACGATGGTCGCAACTCCCGTCTCCAACCTCAAGAGCTACTGCGTCGACTTCGGCGAGATCGCCCAGGCTGGCATCGAGTATCAGACCGACGGCTCCAACCTCATCGGCTTCGCCTACAGCGTCGCCATGGATCACGTGTCCGCCGAGGTTCACGCGGTACGCACCCTCACCATCACGCCCGAGAAGGAAGCCTTCGTCGTGCGCGGCTCCATGACCCACGTGGCCTAGGGATAGCGCATGGCAAGGGTACGCATCCCCTTCCGCGACCGCTTCACGTGGGTGGCCTACAACGTCGGTGACGAGTACGAGGGCACGCCAGAGCGCGTCAGAACGCTTTCTGAGGGCGGTTTCGTCCAAGATGGGACAAATACCCATGCGGACGAAGAAAACGCCACTGGCGTACATCTGGACGCCGCAGAATCGAATCTGGATGCGCTCACCGTGTCGGAGCTTCGCGCCCTGTGCGCGGAGCTCGGCATCGCCGTCCCGTCGAGGGCGACCAAGGCGACGCTCATCGGCCTTCTGAGGGAGTAGCGCGATGGAGCCGTTCTGCACGGTCGCGCAGTACCGACTGCGCTATCCCGCCGATGAGACGCCCGACGAGGTTCTGAACGAGGCTCTGCTAGACGCGACCGATGTGATGTGCGCGCAGATGGACGAGTCCGACGTGACCTATACCGATACGTCGGAGTCGTTCACGCGCCGACTTATGCGCATCTGCCGCGAGGTGGTGCACCGCTCAATCGGCGAGGGCACGAGCGATGACATGGACGTGCCATTCGGTGCCACGGAGCTTTCGCAAGGTGCCGAAATGTTCAACGCGCGGGTCAAGCTGGGCAACCCCTACGGCGACCTGTTCTTGACGCAGGCAGAGAAGGACGCGCTGGGAATCGGCGCGGCGCATGCGTGCGTCATCGGCATGTTCGGGCAGGTCACGTCGGGCGAACGTCGCAGGGGCGGCTCGGATGGCGGGCAGGTCGAGCCGATCGACGGCGCTGTCGAGTTGAACGTGGTGGCGCACATCAACATCCCCGACCTTGACTACGAGTCCATGTCCGTCTCGCAGCTCGCCGCGATTGCGCGGAAGCTGGGCTTCGACGTTCCGAGGGATGCGACCAAGGCCGACATCCTCGCGATTCTGAGGAGCTAGCCATGCTGCTCGAGCGAATGGGCGAGACGGTCACGTTCGAGCCTGCCGAGGGCGAACCCGTCGAGGTGCGCCACGTGCTGTGCCACGAGGCGGAGCTGTCCGATCAGTCCGTAATGGACGTGCAGACGCGGTTCATCAACCAGGCACGCTACAAGGGCGACTCGCTGACGCTCACGGTCATGTGGCCGAAGACCGCGCCGCATAACCTGATGGACTCGCATCTCGTCATCCGTGGCGAGCGGTTCCGCGTCTACGGTCACCCGTTCCCCGTGGCACACTCCCCGAACGGCTACGACTGCCGCATCACGTGCACGCGCCCGCTGTTCCTCTACGACCTCGTCCTCATCCGCACGACCGCGACGCGCGACGCGTGGGGCGTCATGCACGAGGCGGACGAGGTGCGCACCGAGACCAAGGCGAACCTGCTACGTCTCTCCGAGATGCAGGAGCGCGGTGCCAGGCAGACCGACCTCGCGCGGGTGGCGCTGTTTGAGCTGCCACCCGACACGTGGGACGATCGCTACACCGCGTTCGAGTTCGAGGGCCACCGGCACCACATCGAGTCCGTCGACCGCGCCGCCGAGGTCGTGGTCATCTCGGGCACGCGCGAGGTCGTGGATGGCTGATGGCCGGACTCTCGGGCGACGTCAACGACTTCTACCACATGGTCATGGGCGCGTTCGAGGAGTGCGTCAACGACAACTTCGACGCGCTGACCGAGGACGTGTACGCCGCCGCCGACGATGCGGCGGAGGAACTGCGTCACTCGCTCGGGAAGTACTCGCAGATGGAGGACTTGCCCGAACGCGAGGCGCAGCACTACGAGAAAGGCTGGAAGGCGTACAAGCACAAGCCCGTGGACGGGCATGTCGAGGCCGTGGTCGCCAACGCGAACGCGCCGCAGCTCACCCATCTCATCGAGAAGGGACACGAGCTGTTCGTCTACGGGCGCGACACGGGACGGCGCACGCAGGCGCGGCCGCACATCAGCGACGCCTACCAGCATGCGAAGAACAGACACTTCTCGGGAGGTGAGGTCAGATGATGCCCTCCGTTTCCGACGTGTACGCGGCGATGGACGAGGCGGAGCTGCCATGCACCACGCTCAAGTGGCCGAACGGCAAGGCACCGCGACTTCCCTACGCCGTACTAGTCCCGCACGAATCACAGCCGCAGTACTCGGACGGCGGCATCAACTACATGTGCCGCCGATACGACGTGGAGCTCTACATGCGGGAGCTCGACTACGACCTCGTCTCACGGTTGACCGCCGCGTTGCAGGCCAACGGCATAGGCCGCGCCAACGCACGCGACATCGGCGTGGACGAGGCTAACCAGTACGCCGTCGCGTACTTCACATTCACGCTGAGAGAATAGGAGCCTTCTATGGCAGACGGCAAGACCCAGTGGGGCCTCAAGAAGATGGGCTTCTCCAAGCTCACCAAGGCGAACAAGGCCATCACCGCGTTCGGCGAGATTCACGTCCAGATTGGCGCGATTACCGTAAATATCACCAACGACGATTCCAACGCGAACCGTCAGGCCGCAGATGACGGTATCCACTACGACGGCAGCGGCGCTTCCACCGCGACCATCGAGGTCACCTGCGCCAAGTTCGACAAGTGGTTCAAGACCAACATCCTCGGCTACTTCGAGGACGGCGGCGGACTCGGTCGTGGCCGTGGCGAGAAGGCGGAGTTCTGCTTCATCGGCGAGACCAACACCGACCAGGGCAGCAAGCGCTTCCTCTTCTACGACTGCACCAGCTCCGACATCAACGAGTCCTATCAGACCAACGACGTGGACGGCAACTACACCTTCGCCGAGGAGAGCGTTACGCTCAACGCGAAGATCGTTGAGCTGCCTTCCACGCTCGAGCGCCTGTATTGGGAGTGCGAGAGCGGCGCTGCGGAGTATGACACCTTCTGGAACGAGGTCTACTACCCGCAGACCGAGACCCAGACCAAGCCGTAACCACTCGCGGCTGAACATAGGCCGCATGACTAGCGACCATCATTGATGGAGGGAGGGTGCCGACCCAAGCGGTGCCCTCCCGCTTTCTTGGGATTTAAGGAGCGAGAAATGGCAAGGAAGAAGACGGCTAACCCCGACAACCTCTACACGTTCCGCATCTGCGGCGAGGACGTGGCGTGCGTCGCGTCGCTCGGCGCGTCCATCGCGTATCGTGACGAGTTCATCGGCAAGCTCGACCGCCCGTACACGGGGATGCTCGAGACCGACCTGCCGATAGTCTACCGTCGCACGCTTCCCGTCGTGCACGTGGAGCTGGACGGGGACGGCAACGTGGTCATGGGCGACGATGGCACGCCGCACGAGGTTCCCGCCGACTACGAGGGCGCTAAGAAGCAGGTGCCGAACCCCGACTACTACGGTCAGGACATGGTTGCGGTGCTTCGGTTCATATGGGCGATGGCCCGTGCCGAGGGCAGCGTCACCGATGGGTGGGACGAGTGGTCGAGGCGCGTCATGGCATCCCCGATGGGCATGCACGAGCAGCAGCGCATCTTCAACAAGGCGCTCTACGAGGTAGCGCTGAAGCATTGGTTTCTTGACGAGGAGGGACGATTGGGCGCTGAGGAATCGAACCCGCAGCAAGAAGCCTAGCGACGTCCCGCGCACGGTGGAGGAGCGGACGTGGCCGACCGAGGCGAGGATATCCGCGCTCGTGTCGATGGGGTTCGCCTACTCCGACGCGTGGGGCATGTCGCCGCGTGACGCGAATCGCTACCTAGCGATCGAATCGGCGCGTGCGATACCGCCGAAGGAGCGCGTGGGGCAGGTTCGACGGGGGAAGCCGGGGCAGAGCCTATTCGGCTAGAACGGAGGCCGCATGGCCGACTACAAGGGACTCAACATAGCGTTCAGGGCCGACGCGACCGAGGCGACGAAGGCCCTGCACATCATCTCGCAGGAAGCCAAGGCCGCACAGGGCGAGCTCTCCGCCGCGCAGTCGGGACTCAAGAACCTCGCGACTAACGGCAAGGACTTGAACGATGCGCTCAAGAGCCTACAGCTCAAGGCCGTGGGCGAGCAGGCGCGTCTCGCGGGCGAGAAGGCCAACGCGTACTCGCAGATTCTCGAGAAGCAGCACGGCATCCTTGACAGCCTCAAAGGAAGGCTCGAGAAGGCACGCGACGCGCTCGCGCAGCTCGGGGACAAGTGGGAGGTCGCGGGCGGCAAGGCCGACGCGTACGCTGCTAGGGTACAGGGCACGATGCAGGGCGTCGTGTCCGCGACCGAGGCGCTCGAGTCGTGCAGGCAGGGCACGGCGGAATATGCCGAGGCTCAGGATCGCCTATCGGACGCGCAGGCCGCGAACATCGCCGCGCTCGAGCAGTACAAGGCCGCGCTGGATGACACGTTCACCGAGTTCGGCACGGCGGAGGGACGCATCAACTCGCTCGAGACGAAGGAGCGCTCCGTCTCCGAGTCCATCGAGCGCACGAACGCCAACATGCTCGAGCAGCAGTCGCAGGCCAAGTCGCTCAGCGCGCAGGTCGATGCGCTGAACACGGCGCTCGAGGTGTCGCAGACCAAGTGGGGGCAGTTCGGCACGAACGCGAAGGAGTGGGGCGACACGTGGAAGTCGCTCGGCGACAAAATCGCGAACGTGGGCGACAAGATGAGCATCGTGTCGGGCGTGGCGCTCGCCACGTTCGGGCGCAATGTCATCACGTCCACCGAGGACTTCGGAAACTCCATCGCGCAGCTCGGCGGCTACCTCGACATCAGCGGAACCCAGCTCGACGCGATGCGCGAACAGGCGCTCGATTGGGGCAAGGAGACGCAGTTCAGCGCGGGCGAAGCCGCACAGGCCATGAACGAGCTCGCCAAGGGCGGCATGTCGCAGGCGCAGATATCGGGCGGCGCGATGGCCGCGACGATGGAGCTCGCGGCCGCTGGCGGACTCGACATGGCAAGCGCGGCGGAGACTGCGGTTCAGGCAATCAAGGTCTTCAAGCTCGACACGGATGACGCATCGGCAGTCGCGGACGCGCTTGCGGGCGCTGCGAACAAGTCAACCGCCGAGGTGAACAGCCTAGCGCAGGGCTTCAGCCAAATCGGTTCAGCCGCCGGCATGGCTGGATGGGACTTGAACGAGGTCACGGGCGCACTCGCGCTTCTCGCCGACCACGGATTCAGCGGCGCGGAGGCGGGCACCACGCTCAAGACCACGCTGCAAAGGCTCGCATCGCCAACGAAGAAGGCCGCAGAGACGATGCAGAACCTCGGCATCGAGGTCTACGGCACGGACGGCAAGATGAAGGACGCGCTCGATGTCATTGGACAGTTCGAGCAGGCACTGGACGGGCTGACCGACGAGCAGAAGAACAAGGCGCTGCTCGACATCTTCGGGATGCGCGGCATCAACGGCATCTCGGCAATCCTCGACGAGGGAACCACGAAGTTCCAGGAGTACATCGACGCCACCGACAACGCGGGATACGCGGCGGAGATGGCCAAGTCGCGGATGGGTGACCTCGGGTGGGCGCTCGAGTACATGCGCGGCGAAATCGAGACCGCGACCGTCAACTTCGGGCAGGCGCTCGCGCCGACCATCATCGACGTGGCCAAGGTCATCGAGAACGCCGTCGCCGCGTTCAACAACCTAGACGAGAGCACGCAGGAGAACATCGCCAAGACCGCGCTGTTTGTCGCTGGCATAGGCCCAGCGCTGTCCATCGTCGGGCACTTCACGAGCGCGTTGGGCGGCATGGCATCCGCGTTGGGCGTGGGTGCGCAGACCATCGGTAACCTCGTCAAGAACTTCGACAGCAACAAGACGGCGATACAGAACCTCGCATCCGCGTACGCGAACGCGGTCGCACCCGCCGAGAAGGTGACGGAGGCCACGGCGGCGGCAGAACGCGCGATGACCTCACTAGCCACGGGCGGCGCGATACTGCTCGCAACCGCAATCGTGGGCGTGGTCGCCACGGGCATCTCCGAAGGCATTGACCACATGAACGACATGAGGGATGCCACGAAGGGTCTTGAGGGCGCTGTCACGGGCATGGCATCAGCCATCGACAGTGCGTACTCCGAGAGGATGGGCGAGGGATTCGCCGCAAGCGCCGACGAAATCAAGAGGTCTGCCGACTCGCTTCTCGAGAGCCAGATTCAGCTCAAGGACGAGCTGAGCGACATGTGGAGCGACATCGGCACCGACACCGCCATGCTCGAGAACTACACCAGCATCATCGAAGACTTGAGCGGCAAGTCGAACCTCACCGCTGGCGAGCAGGCGAAGCTCGAGGCCGCAGTCAAGGGATTCAACGACGTGGTTGGCACGTCCATCCAGGTTGTTGACGCGCAGACCGGCAAGCTCAACACGAACGAGGACGCCATCAGGGGCGTCACGGACGCATACACCGAATACGCTCGCGTCAAAGCCATCATGGAAGAGTACGACAAGATACAGCGGCAGCTCATCCAAAACGAGATTGAGCAGCAGAAGTATCAAGACGCACTCGCAGACGGCATCGGTCAGATGGGTCTTGCGCAAGCGTTGCTCAACGGCTACACGATGGAGCAGGTCACCGCAGCACAGAATGCATCGACCGCGATGGAGGATGCCGAGAAGCAGCATGAGGCGCTAGAGAATACGCTTTCCACCCTTGACGCGATGCTCAAGAACGCGGACGCCACCACGAGCGACTACACGGATGCGATCAATGCGCTAGGTGATGCGGCAGGAAACGCTATCGACGCCGCCGACGAGGACGCCGACGCACTCGAAGACCTCGCCGACGCATCCGCCGACGCAGCCGACGCGCAGGAGCAGCTACGCCGTGACATCGAAGACGCGACCACGGCGCTCAAGCGGCAGCAGGACGAGGCGTACACGACCGAGAAGCGCAGGTGGGACGAGAAGAAGAACGAGCTTAAAGCTCAACTTGACGGTGAGTACCAGATTCAGAAGGACGCCGCAGACCGTGAGAAGGAGCGGCAGAAAACCCAGCTCGACACTGACAAGGAGACGTGGAAGACCTACTACGACAACCTCCACGACCTGCGGAAAAAGGAGTTGGACAAGCAAGAAGACCTGCTAAAAGACTCGCTCTCGAAGGAATACGACACCCTCAAAACTGAATTAGACAAGCAGTACAACCTGCGGAAATCCGAACTCGACAAGGCCGCTTCCGCCGAGAAGTCCGCGATGGACAAGGCCGTGAATTCGCTGAAAGAATCCCTAGACCGCGAGGTTTCGGCGATGAAATCCGCGATGGACAAGGAGATAAGCCAGCGTAAGGAAGCCAACTCCAAGGTAATCGACAGCCTCAAGTCGATGCACTCCGCCGAGGAAGCGGAACTCAAGAAGTCCCTTGACCGCCAATACAAGGAACGCTCGAAGGCCGCTAACAAGGAATACAAGCAGTGGCAGAAGGAGAACTCGCGCAAGCTCAAGGAAGCGAAGGCCGCTCAGGACGCAGA